CGTACATATCTATATCTAATATAACACAGAATCCTTGATTTATCAAGGGTTTTACGGTATTCCCGAGACTGTTTTTTTCAAGAGGCGGCGGTCTCTTTAGACTGTCCATAAAGCAATTAACTTAGTGGACACGCTCTTATTCATAAAAAGGAGGAATGGGAATGCCAAAGTACAGGAAGAAGATTTGGTCGGGGGATGTGTACGAGGTGGAGGAATTTTACTGCCCTCGGACGATAGGAAAAAAATACGAAAGAGGTCGGAGTGAAAATCTCACCTCAGAGGAACAGGCAAAAAGAAATCTGCAAATCGCCAGAAAGAAAATAACACGCAGCATCAATACGAATTTCAATGGGGATGATTATTTCGTTCTGCTGACCTATGCGGCAGAGGTAACGATGGAACAGGCGAAAAAGGAATTCAGCAATTTCAGAGACAGGCTGAACCGATATCGGAATAAAAATGGATTTTCCAAGTTGAAATATATTGCAGTGGTTGAAACGCAGGGAAAAAAGAATCGTGTACATCATCATGTCGTGATGAATAGATTTGAAGGACTGAGCATGAAGGAGGCGGCAGAGATTTTAGAAGATGTCTGGGGCAAGGGTACAGTTCTGATAAAAAAGCTGTATAAGAACCAGAAGGACAACCGCCTTGCAAGCTACATATCCAAGGAGAATATCAGAAAGGGCGCAAAGCGTTGGAGTACCAGCAGGAATCTGAAAAAGCCGGAAGTGAAGCTGGAGGTTATCAAGGAGACCAAAAGGAAGGTATCCCTAAGACCGCCAAAGGGATTTGATGTGATTGTGCAGACCGAGGACTATTTTGCAGAAATCGGTTGGGTGCGTTATATGAAAGCTGTCCGTCGGGGCGGCATGGATTACGGAGAATATGAAGGAGGAACGGAAACAGATGCAGGGAGCAAGAACAGGCAGTCATAGCTATTCCATTTTGCAGGGGAAAAGTAAACGCTGCTATTTTACAGATACGGAAACCGGGCCATTGGAGCGGCACCATATTTATTTCGGCGCAGGAATGCGGCAGATATCGGATAAGCACGGGTTCTGGGTGTGGCTCAAGCCGGAATGGCACAGAGGAACGTCGGGTGTTCATGGAAGGGATGGGCATAAAGTCGATTTGCGGCTGAAACAGGATTGCCAGAGAAGGTTTGAGGAAACCCATACCAGAGAAGAATTTATGGCGATTATTGGGCGGAACTATCTACCCACCGCCCAAGAAGGGGCGGCAGACGAAGTCTGTTTTGCGAAGCAAAGTGGTGAGCAGCCGGATGAACCAGAAGGAAAACCGCAGATGCCTGCGGATACAGGTGGGTTTTATTTATTGTAGCGGTTGAGGCGTTTGGTTATGAGGAACGAACGTCTGACCGATAGGTTGGGTGAGGTGACGAATAAACGCCGAAATATAGCGGTTTCCGAAGCAAAGCGAGGAAAACATACCAGAAAGGAGGTATGGGTATGGGTAAAGGCATTACATATAGCACAAGCGGAAGGGACTGCCCCTGCTGCGGATGCCAAGAGAGGGCTGTCGGTTGCCATGGAAAGTGCGACCGGTATAAAACATGGGACGGGAAGCGGCAAGCGGAGCGGCAAGAAAGAATCAAAAGGGCAAGCATACTGCATGAAGCGGACAAGCGAAAGAGTGCAGCGGTAAGCCATTACAAGAGAAGGGGGCGGCAGATATGAATAAGGTGATTTTGATGGGGCGGCTGACAAGCGACCCCAAAATGGATTGGACACGTTCAGAGGATTCCAAACAGTACGCCACATATACATTAGCAGTCAATCGGCGGTTCAAAAAGAATGGACAGGCAGATGCAGATTTTATCTCCTGCATTGCATGGGGAGCCATGGCGGAGTTTGCAGAAAAGTTTATGAAAAAAGGTGCCATGTTCGCTGTTGAAGGGCGGCTGAATGTCAGAAGCTGGGAGAAGGACGGCGAAAGGCATTGGACAACAACGGTTGTTGTAGAGAATTGCTATTTTACGGGCAGCAAGAGGGATGCGGAGAATAAGCCTGTGGCGGAACAGAGCAGACCCGCAACGGCACCCAATAAGCCTGCAAAGCAGATGGGACTGGCGGAGCAGGAGGGATTCTATCCGATTGATGAAAGCGTTGAAGATGATGATTTGCCGTTTTAAGGAGGGATAAGCATGACAAGAAAAGGAGATGTGAAGCGGATGGCGATTAAACCAATCTTATTCAATACCGAAATGGTGCGGGCGATTTTAGACGGGAAAAAGACTTGCACTCGGCGGATTGTGAAAGGTGCTATCCCTGATGATGCGATGTGGGGGTATACCATGTTTACACCAAAAGGCTGTGTATCTTGCAGGGGGGTGTATGCTGATGAATATGGCGAAAAATTTTTTAGATTACCGTACCAGCAGGGAGACATTCTGTATGTTCGGGAAACATGGCAGTTTTTATATGAATTAGATGATAATGAACAACCTGTCGAAGAAACAGGGAAATATTATTATGCGGCAACAGATATAACTCTGTTCAATACATACGTTGATGAAAATGGGGTGAAACACGATTATGTGCTATGGAGACCATCCATTCACATGCCGAAAGAAGCAGCGAGAATCTGGCTGAAGGTTACAGATATTCGAGTTGAGCGGTTGCAGGATATTGACGGAAAAGGGTGTGTGAAAGAAGGAATTGAAGAAGAACCTTTAAAATATGTCGGAGAAGAGTTTGTAAAAGGGATGTATCATGACCTGTGGGATTCAACCATCAAGAAATCCGACATTGACCGTTACGGATGGGACGCTAATCCTTGGGTTTGGGTGATTGATTTTGAACGGTGCGATAAGCCGAAGGAGGAATGAACATGAAAGAGAAATGGATTGAAGCAGAACAAATGAAAAGGCTGACAATGGATAACTTAGAAGAAATGGGTATGTTCAGTCTGGCACATAACTGTTGTTACATTGATGAAAATGGCAATACCAGATATAGGGATTTTGAGATAGATATTGATGCAAGAGAGTTGGCAAAGGGAATGCTGAAAGAAATGACAGAAGATGCGGTGTCTTTTGAATCAGATGAGGACTTCGATGATTGGATGGGTTGCTACATCGGAGAGGACGGTATATGCACACAAAGAGGCTTGATTGCCACTTTCTATCAGAATCTTTGGGCTATGGCGGAGTTAAGAGAGAAACTCAAATATTATGAGGACTTGGAAGAACAGGGACGGCTGTTGGTGCTGCCCTGCAAGGTCGGAGATACGGTGTATGAAATCCTCGAAGAAACCGTACCGAACCACTATTTTTATATCAGCGAGCACAAGGTGCAGGATGTATCGGTAAAGGCTGTCAAGTATGCTGACGAATGGGAACCGTATGGCTATGAGAACCTGTATTTCACAAGAGAAGAAGCGGAAGCGGCACTGGAGAAAAGGAGGAAAGATAATGGATTTTAACAAGGAATACAGCGAGAAATTTGACGAGTTGCGGAAGAACAGAATCAGGGTGAGCTTTCACAAATACGGCTCTGTGGCAGATAATTACGGGAAAGGATTTGTGCAGGCAATTCCAACTCTGGAGAAGTGTTTGGACAAATATAAAGAGACCGGAAACACAGAATATTTGTGCGATTTGGCGAATTATGCCATGTTTGAATTCATGTATCCACAGCATCCGAAAGGACATTTTCGTGCAACAGACAGCAGGGAAAGTGCAGGGATTGTTGGGCTGAGTGTGAACGAGGCGAAGGGTATTAAGTCATGGTAAATTTCGGAAAAATTACAGTAGCAGGCAGACTGTTTTAAGCAAAAAGAATGAGAGAAAAAACAGGTAAATAAACCATGGGAGAGTACATTTTCTATCGAAAAAAAACTGGTAGCTACCAGAGTAAAAAGAGAGGAAAAGTGCAATCAAATTCTTTCTTTTTTACATCCAAATGACCTGTATTTTTCTTAGAAAATTACGGTTTCTGGAGTGCCAAAACGGGTATTGGCAGTTTGGCATGGGTTTGGCATTTTTTGATAGGGAATATTTCCCGAAAAATCAACGTTTTTTGAGGTTTTGACGAAAATCGAAAAATCCACCTAAAGAAAAGGGGGGTAACTGGAGCTAAAAATAGCACTAAATGACCGCAGGAAAACTAACAGAGGAGGACTAAAAGTTATGATGGTTTTGAAATGCAGGTTAACAACGGTAGAAGCCATGTTAGGTACTGCAAGTAACAACAAAGAAATACACAGTGAATTTATCGCAAGTCATTCACCGGATGCCAAGAGTAGAGAGGAGGAAATTGAAGCGGTAGGCGTAGAGGAAACGATTGAAAAAGGCATGACTGTATTTCCGAGAAATAAGGACGGGCAGCCTATCCTATGGGACTATCAGATTAAAGGATTTTTTAAAGATGCCTGTAGTTCCCTGCGGAAGATAAAGGGAAGCAAAAGCAGCGGCATCAGAGCGTACAAAAAAGAGATTGATGGATTGATTTTCATTGAGGAAAGAGAAATTTTAATTCAGACGAAGGAGCCCATTGAAAGCTGTCAGCGACCTTTGCGAGCGCAGACAGCGCAAGGCGATAAAAACAGTCTGGCGAGCAGTGAAGAAATTGCAGCGGGAGCTGTTATGGAATTTTCTATTATAGTAATGTCTGATGGACTTGTGCCAGCTGTGAAGGAATGGCTGGGCTATGGCAAGCTGCGTGGTCTTGGACAGTGGCGCAACAGTGGGAAGGGTAGATTTGTCTGCAAGATTCTGGAGGAAAGGTCGGCAGAGTTTGCAGACATTCTGGAATAAGTGCGGTGGAATGGCAATGAACTGCTAGGCGAGGCAAAGGCAATGCGGGGGAATGAGAGGAAATGAGAAGCAATGGCAAGGCGAGGCAAGGTGGAGCAGGACGAAGCAAAGGCATGGCACAGCAACGTCAGGCAATGCGCATACAATAGAATCGAAGAGGAGGGATAACTTGCGGAAAGATATTTTGGTTCAGTATTGCGACTTGCAGCAGGAAGCGAAGGATATACGAAAGAGAATTGAGAAAACGCAGGCTCGGCTCAATAAAATTCAAAGGGGTGGAACGGTTCTCGATTCAGTATCCGGGACAAGAGCAGATGGGACCATCGGGAGTATCCGGATAGAAGGATTTCCTTTTGGAGATTTCAATAAACAATGGGAGCACCTTAACAGATATGCGGAAAGTCTTTCGGCAGCGGAAGCAAAGCTGCTGGAGCAGGCAGCGGAGGTTGAGCAGTACATAAGAACAATTGAGGACAGCAGGATGCGACGTATTATTCAGTACAGAGTAATCGATGGACTGTCATGGTATGAAGTGGCGGACAGGATTGGAGGGAAGGCAACGAGTGAGAGTTGTCGGAAGTATTTTGAAAGATTTTTAGGAAAATGCTGAAATGTCCTACATGTCCGCCGGAAATGTGGTAATGTGATATTAGCCCGAAAGGGCGTAGTGAAACCCCGTCCGATACACAAGAAATCGGGACTCTCCTTTTAATCCTTCAGAAAGAAGCGGCAAGAAAGAGGTATCTGTTGAAGATGCCTCTTTTTTGTGGAACAAGTTTGATTGATTGCTGTGTCCAAGGTGGGAGCGTGTTATACGGGGGACTAAGAATCAAAAGCACTCTGATAGTATCGGAGTGTTTTTTTCGTGTGAAGGTGGAGGATATTATGTTAAAGTCATGTCCGTATTGTGGGAAGATTCATGATAAAAAAAATAATTGCCCGAAGAAGCCGGTTAGGCAGCGGCAGGATAATAGGCAAAGCAAATTCCGTTCTACATACAAATGGACGAAGAAGGCGCAGGCAGTGAAGCGGCGGGATGGATACTTGTGTCAGGTGTGTTTGCGTGGTCTGTATCATCCGGAACGCCAATATGAGACAGAAGGTCTGGAGGTGCATCACATCCAGACGGTGGCATCCTGCTACGAGAAACGGCTGGATGGTTACAACCTCCTTACCCTTTGCAAGCGACATCACAAGATGGCTGATGCGGGAAAGATCCCTGCAAAGGAGCTGCAAATGATTGCAGCAGAGCAGGAAGAGAAGTGAGGGGGCACACGGAGTACCCCGGAGGGGGCAAGTCTGAAAAAAGAAAAGGCTTCCAGACGACAACGCTGGCTCTGTGTAAAAAATATTCCCAAAATGGAAATTTTGTTAGGAGGTGGTGCCTGTGGGCGGAAGACCATCAAAACCGGTGGCGGTTATCCGAAAAGAGGGAAAGAGCCACAGAACGAAAGCGGAATTGAACGCCAGAGAAAAGGGCGAAGCCGCATTTGCTACGGGCATCCCCATAAAAGAGAAGGAAGAAACGAAAAAGAATGTGGTTGCACATAAGGAATTTCTTCGGGTAACAAAGCTGCTGAATAAAATTGAAAAATGCGATGCCCTATATGAGAACATCATCAACCGCTACTGCCTTCTTTATGCGGAATGTCGTGATTTTGAAGAAAAGCGAGAGAGATTCTATAGAGACCTCTGGGAAATGGAGGAGGGAAAGGAGAATGGCGATTTTGAGGACAGCCCACGCACCTATTACAAACTGAAAAATGATATTCAGAAGAATATCGTCAATTTGGATAAGCAGGTGCAGGCGAAGCGCAAAATGATGATGGCGATTGAAAAAGAAAGCATCATGACATTGGCGGCGGCTATGCGGAGTGTGCCGAAAATGCCGGAGAACGAAACAAATCCTCTCCTTGCAATCTTGGAAGGTGGTAAAAGTTGAGCATTAAAACGAATAAAGCCTACGAATACGCTCGGTGGTGCATGGAGCCTGCGAACCGGAAGGTTGGAACGTACATAAAAAAGCAAGCGGAAAGCTGGCTGAGGGTTGCAGACGGAGAAGATGCAGAAGCCTTTGTGGATGAAGCGGCAGTAGAACGTGTAAACAATCTTCTACGTGTGATAACGCACCCGGATTTAGGTTGCTCCATGGATGAGGGAATGGAGCGGTACGCATGGTTTTTAATAATCGCAACGCTCTGTACGAAAAAAAGAGATTCCGAAAACAGGGACATTCGGTACTACGAGACTGTTTTGCTGGAAATCAGCAGAAAGAACTTCAAAACATTTTACTCGGCGGTGCTGTTTATTCTCCTGCTTTTGACGGAACCGAAATTTTCAAGATTCTTCTCGGTGGCTCCGGATCTGAAGCTTTCCAGTGAGCTGAAGGTTGCAATCCGAAAGATTATAAAATCCTCTCCGGCATTGGCGGATGAGAAGATATTTAAGGTGCTGCGCAGTGAGGTGCGCTGTAAGCTGACGGACAGCGATTACACGCCGCTTGCTTATTCTGAGGATAGAATGGATGGTAAGCTGGCAAACGCATTTTTGGCGGATGAAGCGGGCGCAATGGATAGCTATCCGGTAGAAGCAATGCGTTCCTCTCAGATTACTTTGCTCAATAAGCTGGGTATCATCATCAGCACCCAATATCCGAATGATAATAACGTGCTTGTGGATGAAATAGATATTTCAAAAAAATCTCTGGATGGTCTGATTGATGACCGAAGGAGATTTTCGTTGCTGTACGAGCCGGATAATGAATTTACACAGGGGGACATCTGGCAGAAGGAAGACCTTGTTATTTACCAGAGTAATCCTGTGGCGGTAGACAACGAAACGATATTTGAAAACATTAAAAAAATGAGAACGTATGCAATATTGTACGAAAATAAGCGTGAAAATTACCTTTGTAAGCACAACAACATCATGTATAAAGGACTGGGTGTTGAGGGCTATATAGAAATTACGAAGGTTCGAGAGTGCTGTATTCAGGAAAACGAAGATTTCTGGAAGGGAAAGCACGTTTATCTGGGGCTTGACCTTTCGCAGACTGAGGATAATACGGCGGTTGCTATGGTGACATACGATAATGATAAAATCTATGCCAAGGTATGGGGGTTTCTGCCGGAAGGAAGGCGTGAGATTAAGAGTGCGAAGGAAAAGGTAGATTATCAGAAACTGGAACGGGAAGGCTGCTGCTTTGCCTGCGGCGATGAAGTCATTGATTATAGCTTCGTAGAACGGTTTATTTTAGGCTTGCAGGAGGAATACGGCGTGATTATTGAGCAGGTCGGCTATGACAAGTACAACGCCATCAGTACGGTGCAGAAGCTGGAGGGAGACGAAGATACGCCGCTGGAATGTGTTGAAATCATGCAGCACTCCAAGGTTTTGCATCGTCCGACAAAGCTATTGAAGGAATACATCCTGAACAAAAATTTCTGCTATGAGCCAAACAAGCTTTTGGAAATCAACTTCCAGAATGCCAGATGCACAGAGGATACCAATCTGAATAAATACGTAAACAAAAAGAAATCTGCCGGAAAGGTGGATGCAGTTGTGGCCCTTATCAATGCGATATACTTGCTTGACCAAGGTGTGATTTTGGCAAATGAGAGTTGGGGCGCACAGGTAATTTAAGAGAGGAGGAGGAAAAAGTGGGTTTGTTTAGAAGAAAGGAAAAGCCGGAGGAGCGTGCTGATCCGGGGAGAGAGGTTGATGCATCTGACAGCCTGCTGAGAGCGCTAATCAGCGGAACCGACGTGGACAAGACGATTCTGTTACAGATTCCTGCTGTTAGGGGATGCTTGGAAAAGATTGCCGGAACGGTCTGCCGCCTGCCGATTAAGCTATACCGCAAGGTAGACGGTAAGGTCGAGGAAATCACAGAGGATGCCCGCCTGCGCCTGCTGAACAAGGAAACAGGGGATACCCTGAATGCGGATGAATTCTGGCGCGCCATGCTGGAGGATTACTATTTGGGCAGAGGTGCGTATGCGTACATCCGAAAGAATGGCATAGGAGAGTATGAAGGACTGCATTATGTGGAGGAAGAAAAGGTTTCGGTGCTGAAAAACTATGACCCGATGCTGAAAAGCTATTCTATTATGGTTATGGGAAAGACATATCATCCGTTTGAATTTCTGAAATTGCACAGACGAACAAAAGACGGAGCCGAGGGGATTCCACTGTGGCAGGATAATCCGTTGATTTTCAGCGTTGCCTACAATTCCTTTGTTTTTGAAGAAAAACTGGTCAAAAAAGGCGGCAATAAGAGAGGGTTCATTGAAGCGGAGGACAGGCTTGATAAGGGTGCGATTGAATCCATCAAAAGGGCTTGGAATAACCTTTACAGCAACAATACAGATAATGTGGTGGTGCTGAACAAAGGGGCGAAATTTAAGGAATCTTCCAATACATCGGTGGAAATGCAGTTGAATGAGAACAAAGAAAGCAACGCGAAGGATATTTGCGGGATGTTCGGATTCTCCTCCAGAATCCTATATGGCGAAGCAACAGAGGAGGACAGAAAAGAGTATATCAATGCCGTAATGTCACTGTTAAACGTGATTGAGACGGCTCTGGACAAAGACTTGCTGACCGAAAGGGAGAAGGAGTCTTTTTATTTTGCCTTTGATACCAAGGAATTAACGAGGGGCAGTTTGAAAGAGCGATACGAGGCCTATGCGCTTGGTCTTACAAATAATTTCTTGCAGATTGATGAAGTAAGAGCGAAGGAAGATATGGAGCCGCTGGGCTTCAAGTGGGTGCGTATCGGTCTGAATGACGTTCTGCTGGATGTAGAGAAGGGCATTGTTTACACGCCAAATATGAACGCTGTTGCGGATTTGAACAATCCGAAGGGAGGTGAAGGAAATGAAGGTTGAGGTAAGAACAGACAATTCCGTAAAGATTACAGGATATGTGAATGCTGTTGAGCGGGAGAGTAAGCCGGTAGCCACACCGAAGGGAATGGTAAATGAACTGGTGGAAAGCGGTGTATTTCATCGTGCGTTAGACGTTGCCGGGGACATACCGATGACCGTTGACCACATTCCAACGGAAGTGGTTGCACGAACAGCAGACGGAAGTCTGAAGCTGAAGGAAGATAACATTGGGCTTTGGGCGGAGTCGGTTGTAACAGAGGAACGGGTTGTGCGAGCAGCCAAAGAAGGAAAGCTGAAGGGCTGGAGCTTTGGCATGACAAATGTACTGGACGCAGTAGAGGAAAGAACCGAAAAGCTGCCTTTGCGGCGCATCAAGGGAATGGCGCTTGACCATGTGACCTTAGTAATTGATAAGATTCCTGCGTATAGTGCAACATCCGTTGAACTGCGTGCAGGGACAGAGGAATACCTGGAGACAAGAACATTTGACAGTACGGTAGAAGTGTCTGCAACAAAAAATGTGGACTATTCTAAATACGAAGAAAGAATCAAAAAGGCGAAAGGGGAATAAAAATCATGGAATTTTTGAAAAAAATGAGAGAAAACAGAGAAGAAAAGGTAAAAGAGATGGAAAATGTTCTGAATGCGGCAAAAACCGAGAACAGAGCCATGACTGCGGAGGAACAGGAGAAATTTGGCAATATCGAAAAAGAAATTGCAGACATCGATAAAACGATTGAGGCGGAAGAAAGGGCAATCGAGGCGAAAAACAAGAATGCAGGTGGCGGAGAGCCTAAAAAGGAAACACAGGAGGAGCTTGAAGAAAGAGCCTTTGTGAAATATGTTCTGGGTGCAGCGGCAGGCTTGGAGGAAAGGGCCGGCGAATTGAACCTGACAATGGCAAACAACGGTGCAATCGTTCCTACATCCATTGCAAACAAAATCATCAAAAAGGTTAAGGACATTTCCCCAATCCTCTCCAGAGCGACTGTATATTACATGACAGGCGAGTTGAAGGTTCCTGTTTATGGCGAAAGCGAAGGTCATGATGTAAAGGTTGCATATTCCGATGACTTTACGGAGCTGACAGCGGATGCAGGCAAATTTACATCCGTTGATCTGAAAGGATATCTGGTAGGTGCGCTTACGCTGATTGGCAGAAAGCTGAAAACAAATGCCATGTTCAATGTGACAGATTTCATCGTGAACTATATGGCAGAAGAAATTGCATCCTTCTTGGAGGGGGAACTGCTGAACGGAACACCATCCAAGATGGAAGGCGCACTGTCTACCACAAATGAGAAAACAGCAGCGGCAGCGGCGGCTATCACTGCGGATGAACTGATTGACTTGCAGGCGCAGGTGAAGCAGGCGTTCCAGTCTGATGCGTGCTGGATTATGCACCCCGAGACTTTCACGGCAGTTAAGAAGCTGAAAGACGGGCAGAACAGATATCTTTTGCAGGACGATTTTACAGGAGAATTCCCGTATAGACTGCTGGGCAAGCCTGTATTCGTATCTGACAATATGCCTAAGATTGCAACAGGCGCAAAGACGGTTCTGTACGGCGATATGAGCGGGCTTTCTGTAAAAATTGCAGAGCAGCTGGAAATTGAGGTTCTGCGTGAAAAATATGCAACGCAGCATGCGATTGGCGTAGTTGCATGGATGGAGGTTGACTCCAAGGTAACAGACAGTCAGCGTATGGCGGTGCTGAAAATGGCTTAAGGAGGTAACGGCATGAAGGTAAGAGCGACAACATGTTTCAGTGGTTTGATTTCGATGTATGCCGGAGAAGTGAGAGAAGTTGAGGATTCTTATATCCTCAACGACCTCATGAAAGCAGGATATGTTGTGCCAGCAGAAGCAGAGGCAGAAGCGGAAAGCAGAAATCCGCAGACGAATTCGGATTCGGAAGACGAAGCAGCCTTGATGGAAGGAACTCTGGATGCCGAGGAATTGGAAGGAATGACAGTTCCGGCACTGAGAGCGCTGGCAAAACAGATGGGCTTGGATGATACAGGGAAAAAGGCGGATCTGATTGAGAGGATTTCTGCTGCAAAGGTTTCTGTGGATGCAGAAGGTTGTGATTCTGATGAAGCTTAGGGAGGTAAGCGCAGAGAACCTGATTCGTTTCGCAAAAATTGACGATACGGACGAAGAAACAGAGGTTATCGAGGCTATCATTGAAGCAGGACGGAAATTTGTATTGAGTCAAACCGGTTTGGAGCTTGAGGAAACCGATGATAAGCCTGATCTGGCGATTGCCATGCTGATGGTCTGTGCCGACATGTACGATAATCGCAGCTATGAAACGGCAACAGGAAAGGCTCCGAGCGTGAATCTGGCGGCACAAGCTATCATTAACCAGTATTGCAGAAATATTTTGTAAAGAGGGCGATGAAATGCAGGCAGGAGACTTAAGGCACCGCATAGAGATACAGCGGATTATCAAAAGACGGGAAGCGGATAAAAGCATCCGGACAGAATACCGGACGATAAAAACCGTATGGGCGAAGGTAAACGGCTTATACGGACGGGAATGGTGGGAAGCCAGAAAATATGGTGCAGAGGGGACAGTAGAGTTTACCATTCGGTATGGAGCGGTGAAGGATCTGACGGTAAAAGACAGGATTCTTTTTCGTGGAACGCTTTACAATATTGTTTCCGTTGATAACACACTTTTTCGGGACAATTTTCTGAAAATCAAAGCAACGGCAGATTTAACGCATTGAGGTGATAGAATGGGCTCATTGGAAGATTTAGACAAAGCCTTTGCGGCATTGGAGAAACAGTTTCCGGAAGCCAGAAGAGAACTGGTAGAGGATGTGGGTGTGATTATGTATGAGAGGGTCATGCGCAACATCGATGCGGAAACCAAGGAGCAGAGCGGCAGACTGCGGGAAGCATGCCATCTGGTTATTGGCAGCGGCGGCGGCTATGCCGCTGTGCGAAATGATAACAGGAAAGCACCGCACGCGCAGCTCGTTGAATTTGGACACAGGCTGATTAAGGGAGCGAAAACGAAAGAGGGAAAATACGGTCAACGGGTAAACATCAAGGGAAGCGGCAAGCTGATTGGCTGGGTCAATGGAAAGCACATGTACCGGAATGCGCTGAATGAGGTGGAGGAAGAAATTGTGCATAAAGCTGGGGATATGGTGGATAAACTGGTAGGTGATAAATTCTGATGATTACCGCAAAGGAAATTTTAGTAGCTGTTATGGAACAGATTTTTAACTGTGTTCCCGGTGTGGAGATTTATAAAGGAAGGCTGGAGGAGGGGTTTTCTGTTCCTGCCTTCCTTTTAAATTTAACCTTTGCCGGCGGAGCAAAGGCGAATTATTTCACCGAAAGAAAAAACATCGAAATACAGATTATCTATTTTGGAACCGAGGATGGATATGGGAGAGAGGACTTTGAGGAACGATTGGATGTGGAATCAAAGCTGATTCCGTTTTTAAATCAGCATTCCATATCGATTGGGGAACGGGTGCTGTCTTTCAATTATGAGATGAAGGAAGCAGATAGCAGACTGGCTATTTATCTGACGTTTCGGTATTTGGATGAATCCATTGACTCCGGATATATTGATTCCGGCAAGACGGAAGCGGCAAAGGATGTGTCGGTGTGCATGAAAGCAATGGCGGACGAATAGAAAGGAGCGAAAAAAGATGGGATTACCCAATATTATCATTGAATTCAAAACAAAAGCCTCTACTGCGATTAAGCGGGGGGAAAGAGGTGTTGTTGCAGTCATGGTTATTGAAAAAAGCAACCATGGAGTAACAAAAATTGAGGATAAAACGCAGGTGCCTGCGGATCTGACAGCTGCAAATAAGGAGTATGTGGAGCGTGCATTTGAGGGCGGCAAAGCACCGATTAAACATGTTCTGCTGATTCGGACAGATACGGTAGAAAACGCTTTGGAGAAGCTGGAAACAATCAAATTTGATTATCTGGCCGCACCTCCGGCAGTGACAGAGACAGAAGTGCAGAAGATTGCAACACAGATTAAAACCATGCGGGATTCCAAGCGGATGAAGGTAAAGGCTGTTTTGCCGAATATCGCCGCAGACCATGAGGGTATTATTAACTTTACCACAAGCGATATTGTTGTCGGGGACAAGACCTATACAGCGGGGCAGTACTGCTCCAGAATCGCCGGGATTCTGGCCGGCACGCCATTGAAAGTCAGCGCAACATTTTTCGTTCTGAGCGAGGTAGACGATGTGCCGAAATTTACCAGAAGCGAAATGAATGGAAGAATTGATTCCGGAGAGTTTGTTCTTTTCCATGATGGCGAAAAGGTCAAGATTGGCAGAGATGTAAACAGCCTGAAGGATGTAAACGGCTTGAAGGGAGATATTTACAAGTCAATTAAGGCGGTAGATACTATGGATCTGATTTACAATGACATCCATAGTACCTGCGAAGATAACTACATCGGCAAGTATCCGAACAATTACGACAACAAGTGCCTGCTGCTGGTAGCGGTGCAGCAGTATCTGGAGGCACTCAGGGATGATGAGATTCTGGATAAGGATATTTTTGTGGGCATTGATGTGAAGGCACAGAGAGATTGGCTTCGCGAAAATGGGACGGATGTAAGCGAAATGTCCGAACAGCAAATCAAAGAAGCGAATACAAAGAGCAACGTGTTTATGGAGGGCTCTTATCATATTCTGTATGCGATTGAAGATATTACAGTAAACTTTAACATTTAAGGAGGGAAAATAAATGAGAGGAGCAGGTTTTGACCCAAGAAAAGCGATTAACGGCAATTACGGGGAAGTAATGTTAGACGGCGAGCTGGTGCGAGAGGCTACGGCGTTGCAGGCAAAGGCACAAATCAATTTTAAGGATGTTCCAATGTGCGGAACAAGCGGCAAGAAGCAGAAAAGCGCAGGGTGGTCCGGTACGGGCAGTATTACCATGACGAAAACAAACAGCCGTATGGCATTGAAAATTGCGGATGAAATTAAGGCGGGAAGAACGCCTGAATTTACGATTATCGGGAAACTGGCTGATCCGGATGCGCTGGGGGCGGAAAGAGTGGTGCTGAAGGGTGTAACCTTTACGGAGCTTACGCTGGCGGACTGGGCGGCAGAAACAATCGGAACGGTAACACAGCCTTTTACGTTCTACGATTATGAATTCATTGATCTGATTGACGAGGAATAAGGAGGAAGCTATGAGTATTTTTGACAGACTTTTGGAAACTGATGCTGAGAAATTACAGGAGAAGGAAAAAACAGAACTTAAAATCAAAAGATTATCGGATATTGTAGGAGAGCCTTTTGTAGTGACCTGTGCCGCGCTTACGGAAGACCAGATGGTACATGTTTCTGAAATCAGCAAAGAGGGAGATTTCAGGGCAAATATTCTTCTGGAAAGCTGCCGTATCGAGGGAAGAAGACTGAGCGACAAGGAATTGCTGAATAAGCTTGGTGTTGCAAGTGGGAAGGATGCCATTAAGGCATTGTTCAGCGCGGGAGAAATTTCTATCATTTACAGCACAATCAACCGTCTGAGCGGATATGACGAAGATGCGGTAACGGAAGTAAAAAACTGATTCGGGCAGGGGATGCCAGAGCGGTTGTCGGATATACCATGTGGCGGCGTTTTGGCACCCTGCCGTCTCAAATATACAAAATTCCGGAAAAAGAAATTGCAGTCATTCTTGCATACATGGAACTTGAACAGGAAAAAAGATAAATCCTGCCTTCCGAACATCATAAAAAGAGAAATTGACAGCACAAACATTCACATGTTATGATGTCGAAAAGGAGGGGATACCATGAAAAAATGGTTATGTATGGTTCTGTGTATTGGAATGATGTTTGGAACTGTTGGCTGTGGTGATAACGGAACCGGTACAGTTGAAAACAAAGAAGTGACACTCTCGTTGCCTTATGGAGAAAGAACGGGCACTTATTCCGGAGACATGGTTGAAGGTGTGCCTGATGGACATGGCAAATTTGAAACGAAAAATGAGGCAGGAGAGACTTGGACATATGAGGGGGATTTCTCCGCAGGCGTTTTCGAGGGGGAAGGAAAAACAACTTGGGAAGATGGAACAGTCCAGATAGGGACATATCATGAAGGAATTTGGCAGGCGACCGAATGGGGACTGCTTTTTGCAGCCGAATCTACAGATGCAATTACCGTTTCAGATGAAGCAAGCAGTTTTATAAAGGAAAATGCAGAGTTCTTCCCATCTGACAGCATTGAAAAATTTCAGGATAATATAGACGAAAGCATTACATACAAGATGGTTATGAAAGAACCGGATAAATACGGCAATAAAATCATGAAAGCAAACGATTTATATGTAGTGCAGATAAACACATCGCAGATTTATAAAGATTGCGAAGATAAGTATACTTACGCAATTCTGTGCGATAATGACTTAAATATTTATCAAATTTACATGATGGGTGAATTGCCAAACATCTACGAAGGAGATACAATAAAAACAATGTATGGTACTCCTGTAGGGAACAACAGCTATGAATCATCAAATAGTGGATTCGTGAATTCCGTTGTGGTAGCACCATGCTGGATACAAAAGTAAGAAGGGATATAAGCGCCTGAGAAATCGGGTGCTTTTTTCATGCAAAAAAGAAGGAGGTGGACCATGGGAAACAGGGATGTAAGTGTTGTTTTCAAGGCGAGTGACCGATTATCGGACAGCCTGCATCAGATGAGGAAAGGCGTGCGTGGACTGGAAAGTGATGTGGAACATTACAAGAAGGTGCAGCAGCAGGTTTTCCAAGAAAAAGCGCAGGTCAAGCTAGACATTACGCAGGCAAAGCAAAGCATGAAGGAGCTTGAAAAAGCGGTCAGAAGCGGCTCTGACGGGGCAAGAGAGGCATTCCTTGCACAGCAGACGAAGCTGGAAAGCCTGAATAACGAATACAAACGGCTGACGAAGTTGCAAAGCGAGGCGTTGAAATCGGAAAGTCTAAATAACGAATACAAGGAGAAGATAAAGCAGCGGCGTGAAGCATTGGAAAGCCTGAATAACGAATACAAGGAGCAGGTAAAACTGCAAAAGGAAGTATTGCGGGGAGAGAAGGAATTCCAGACAACGATGTCAAGAAACAGCAATGCAAATGCAGGTGCAGGGTTGAGCGGCGCTGCCGGCATGATGAAGTCATTAGCGAAGGCAGGGCTTGGAAGTATGCTCGGCGGAGCAGTCGGAGATCTGATGGGAGGAATGGCTACATCTGCCTTTGGCTCTACGGTTGGTGGTGCTATTGGCAGCATTGGCGGAAATGCGCTTTCCGGTGCGGCTATCGGGAGCATTGCAGGTCCGATTGGTACGGCGGTTGGTGCAGCGGTCGGCGGATTGACAGGTGCAATACAGGCATTGAACAACAGGCAACAACAGAAGGATGACATATTCCGAAACGAGGTACAGAGCCTGTATAACACTACAACGGCTGAAATGCAGGACAAAATATCAAATGGCAGTGCATACGCCGCAGAGCGTGAAAACTACAAGAGAAACTATGCCAGCATGACCGATGATGAAACGGGGAAAAAGCTATATGAAAGCATTATGAAATATGGCGATACAACTCCGTATGATACCTCTGTCATGCTTGGGAAGGGCATGGAAATGCTTTCCTACGGCATTGACAAGAAAAATGTGCCGGAATTTATGGATATTATCGGTAATATTGCCATGGGCGATGCGAACAAGTTTTCCGGACTATCCTATGCCATTTCTCAGAGCATGGCGGCAGGCAAGCTGAACGCGCAGGACAAAAACCAGATGGTAGGCTATGGCTTTAACCCCTTGGAATACGTTGCCAAGAATAAGGGTATTTCTATCGCAGAAGCATCAGAACTGATGAGCGATGGGAAGATTACGTCTGATATGCTGGTAGAGGCGCTGCGAACCGCTACGAGTGAAGGGGAACGATATCATGACGCAGTAAATGCCATGAGTGATACCTTCAGCGGCTTGCAGGGACAGCTGGAAAGTGCGAAAAAGAATATTGAGATTGCCATGGGTGAAGGCTACAACGAAGCCCGCAAAAAGGGAATGGAAAAGGAGATTGAAGCCTATAACGGAGACCTTGGCGAAAAGATGAAAAATGCTTACAGCATGGTCGGGGCGTATGAAGCGGAAATGGAGAACCAGTACCAGCAGAGCATTATAAATGCGATGCAGGATGCCACAAAACGCATTGAGGAAGAAGGCTTAACCGGCATTGAAGCGGAAAAGGTCATGTGGGAGGCAAAGACGCAGGCGGAAATTGATTACAAAAACAGCGAAGAATATCAGAAGAAATTGCAGGCAGAGAAATCGCTGGTAGCAAATATACAATCTTCACTGACAGAAAGCGGTGAATATGTAAAATTCGGACAGGCAATGGCAGACCAGTTCTCCAAAGGCTGGCAGAGCGGAAGGCTAAGTAATGCTGCAAGCGATGTGAGGGCGCAAATCAGCAAGGAAGGCGTGTCTGGCTATATCAACAGCATTTTTGCAAATGCCTATAAGGGAACACCCGGCGGTGTCAGCAGTAGCAGAAAACACGCCGCAGGGCTGAAAAGAGTACCGTATGACGGATATGTAGCCGAACTGCACGAAGGCGAGCGTGTTCTGACAAGGGTTGAGGCAGATAAGAGAAGTGGCGGCAGTGTTACGATTGCAAAGCTGGCTGACCAGATTGTAGTACGGGAAGAAGCGGACATTGATAAGATTGCGCGGGCGTTGGTCAGAAATATGCAAAATATGCGAGAAAGCTTTGTAGGCGCATAAGGAGGGGAGAATATGTTTGAATTCTGGTTGAAAAATCAAATGAAGGGTACAAGCATGATGCTTCCTGTTACGCCGGACGGCTACGAAAACAGCTTTGGCAGAGAAATTGAGACAGTCAGAGCGACGGATAAGGGCGATATCAATGTGCTTGGAAAAACAAAGCCCCAGAGTCCGAGTATATCCGGTTTCTTTCCAGAGAATGACTATAGCTTTTGCAGGAGCAGCGGCATCAGCGCAAATACGGCAATGGACTATGTAGAAACATTAAAAGCATGGATGGATGATGGGGACATTGTGCGTGTGGTTGTGGCTGATGACAAAGGCGCAAAAATCAATGAGCAGTTCTATATTGAGTCAATCGATTACAGCTCAAAATATGAGGATAACGGAGACATTCCGTTTACGATACGATTTCGGCAATATGTTCCGTTGAATGTTTTGACGGTTCAGAAAAGCAGCACTGCAAACGCTGCCAGAAAAGACACCTCCACGGCGAAAGCAAAGGCAAAGACGTATACCGTGAAAAAGGGAGACAGCCTGAGTGCTATTTCGAGAAAAATGTATGGGGATGCAAGTAAATGGAAAAAAATCTATGAAGCAAACAAAGGCGTGATTGGGAAGAAGCCGAATTTAATCTATCCGGGACAGAAATACACGATTCCATGATGGGAGGTGGAAGTTATGGCAATGCGGGCATTTCATATCAATAAGGATGGCGTGAAAACGGAGGTTACGGGAGTTATTACGGAGCTGACGATCAGCGGAGAGTACAGAAGCTGCAGCAGGAGCTGCACATTCGGCGTAGTGCATGGATACAGCGACCAGCGCACATGGATTACCCAAATGGAGGTAGGCGACATATTCAAAGTAATTGATGTGGACAAGGTGATGTTTCAGGGACCGATTTGGACAAAGGAAAAGGAAACAGACGGTACAACGATTGAGTATAGCTGTCGGGATTATGGAATTTATCTGAAAAAGAATAAAGCAAGCTATAACTTCAAAAAAATGAAAGCGGATGCAATCGCGAAGAAGGTCTGTACGGATTTTGGTATAAAAATCGGTTCGCTGTCCTTCGGCGCAAAGCCGATTAGCCGAGTATTCAACGGTGTCAGCCTATATGATATTATCATGACGGCATACACGCTGGGCGGGGCAAAGGATAAAAAATATTACGTCATTTTTGAGGGCGAATTGATTTATGTTCTGGAGAAAGGGAAAAAGGAATGTACCCCTCTGGAGAACGGCGTGAATCTTTTGACCTCCAGTGTCAGCGAAAGCCTTGAAAGCATGGTGAACCGAGTTCGTGTATACAACAAAGAGGATAAATTGATAAAGGAATTCAAGGAGGATAAGGATATAAAGCTATATGGCTTCATGACCGAAATTCTCAGAATTTCAAAAGATGACGAAGATTATACGGAAAAAGCAAAAAAGCAGCTGAGCGGCGTAGAAAGGAAAATAAATGTCTCCAATTTCGGGGACAGTCAATATATCACCGGAAGGAAGGTTGTGGTAAAAGAGCCATATACCGGTCTTTCCGGTGTTTTTTTCATTGACGGGGACAGTCACACATGGAAAAATGGCATCTACACAAACAAACTGACGCTGAATTTTCAGAATCTGATGGATGAAAAGGAGAGTGGACAGAATGACAAATGAAGATAATCCATACGGGAACTTTCTGGAGATAATCAGAAAGGAGGCACATGTTGACGGCGATGCGCCTTTTTTTATTGGAACGGTTGTGCAGCCGAACCCGCTGATTGTAAAGATTGGAGACTTGCAGATTGAGCAGGAAAACATGAAGGTAAATCAGGCTTTGCTTGCCGGCTACAGCCGCCGCATGTCCATGGGAACGGCAGGGGCGACCGGCTCAACAACGAAGGGCGATGGCATCAGTAGTATTGGCATTTCCGGAGGAACGTTTACCACACAGGACGGATTGAAAGCAGGCGAGCAGGTAGTGCTGCTGAAAAGTGGCGATGGACAGCAATATATACTGCTGTGCAAGGTTGTTTAAGGAGGCGGATTGATATGAGTACAAGCCTTTTCCCGTTTTTTGGGGATACGGTTACTACAGAAACAGAAGAGGAGCTTCCGCTGTATCGTGAGGTTGCTTGGGATTTTAAGAACAATATCCCTATTGTGGAAAAAGGGGATTTTAAAATAGTGACCGGAAACGAAGCAATTAAAACCTGGATATATAAAACGCTGAAAACGGAGAGATTCCGATATGAAATTTACAGCTGGGACTATGGATGTGAAATAGAGGAATTGATTGGGCAGAATTATACGCCAAATCTGGCGAAGGCAGAGTGCGTTCGCTATATCAAAGAAGCGTTGACCATAAACCCGTACATTAAGAATATATCCGGCGTGGAGGTAACATTTGCAACCGGAAAACTGATGATATATGCGAAGCTTGAGACGGTTTATGGTGAAATGGAGGTGAGCGCAGATGTATGAAGACAGACTCTATGAAGTATTGAAAGAGGAAATGCTGCAGGAGATTACGCAAACGGACAAGAGAGAAGGTTCGTTTGTAAATGACATCATTTCCACCAGTGCGATGAAGGGGGAGGAGGTCTGGGCGGAATTAAGCAAAGCGGTTGGGGTGTTTTTCAAGAAGGACTGCACCGGAGAATATTGTGACCGTTTTGCCGAAGAGTACGGCATTACCAGAAAGAATGGGAAGAAAGCAAAGGGAACTGTTACATTTACGGGAGAAGCAGGCGTTGAAATTCCGGTAGGGACGCTCTGCGCAACGAGTGCAGGACTGATGTTTGTGACAACAGAGGTTGGAAGCATCGGCGCAAGCGGAACAGTGAGTGTTCCGGTGGAGGCGGAAGATATTGGGGATAAATATAATATTCTGACCGGATATATCAATACGCTTCCGGTAGCGATTAGAGATGTTACAGGCGTTACGAATGGAGCGGCTTTTATCGGCGGAGCGGAAGCGGAAACGGACGAGGAATTGATTGACCGCCTGCTGCTGCGGCTCAGAACGCCGGCTACGAGCGGGAATGCGTATCACTACTTGCAGTGGGCATTGGAGGTTGAAGGAGTTGGAAATGCGAAGGTGTTTCCGCTGGATAATGGACCGGGGACGGTGGGCGTTATGCTGATTACCTCGGCGGGCAGATCTCCGGGAGAGGATGTTATCAACGCAGCGGCAGCGCATATTGAGGGGGAACGTCCTATTGGGGCGACGGTTAGTGTATATGCGCCGCAGGAAGTCGTAATAAACATCGAAGCAGCTATTCAGATTTCGGCATCTACAACTTTAGAGGCTGTAAAGAAGGAGTATCAGAGTTTGCTTTCAAACTACATCAAAAATAGTGTGTTTGTGCTTTCTAATGTGGACTATTACAAGTGCCTTTCCATGTTCTATGATATTCCCGGTGTAGTAGCGGTGAAAAGTTTTCTGCTCAATGGTGCGCAGAAGAATATACCCATCAGTGAAAAGCAGATACAGGTGCTTGGGAGTATCACAATCGGAGGGGTGGTTGCCGGATGAAGCTAATAGAATATCTTCCGAATGATTACATGAAAAGCAACTCTACACTTGAGCTTCTGGCGGCACTGGAAAAAATGTGGAGAAAGGCGCAGGAGGACACAGAGGATTTTGAAAAGCAGCTGTTTTTGAGTACAGCCACATGGGGTCTGGAGTTCTGGGAGCAGATGTACGGAATAGAGAATGACGAGAGCAAAAGCTATGAGGTTCGGCGGAGTGTTGTGCGTGCCAAAATTCGTGGGGCAGGCACAACGACGGTAGCCATGATTAAAAATACATCAGAGGCGTATGTAAATGGTGGGGTTAATGTGATCGAGCATAATGCACAGCATAAATTCGTTGTGATGATGGCTTCTATCATTGGTATTCCGCCGAACATCGAGGATTTGCGAAACACGATTAAAGAAATCAAGCCTGCCCATTTGGATTTCGAGATTGTGTTTAAGTATAACATAATGAAGGACTTGCAGAGATATACACATGGGCAGTTGAAGGCATCGGGATATACGCATAGAGAGTTGAGGACGGTTGCACTACCTGAAATGAAATAACAGGAGGTGGACCATGATACAGAGTTTACACGAAATGGTGCATAATACGCCAATCTGTTTGAAGGAAGTACATATCAAAAAAAACTGTACACAGGAAGTCACAGAACTGAGGGCAGATTTGCGTAGATGGGGAGAAACGGCGCAAGTACTTGAAGTCTTGAGAAATGAAATAGAAAGGATGAAAAAATCAATAGATGGGCTGAAGGAAAATGACATCAGCCCATTGCAGAAAGAAGTCCTGTTGCAGGAAATACAGGAGCGGACTGATTCATTAGTGAAGGAAGCGGAGAAGCGGATGCATCTGGCACTTGAAATTGATTCCATTGTGTCAGGATTGGACGCGGAAGAGGAAACATTTTTGAGACTGCGGTTTCAGGAAAAAATCAGTATAACCGGAATTCAGAGCAGGATGTATCTAAGCCGGGCAAGTGTATTTCGCTTGCAGAATAAATGCTTTAGACACGTTTTGGATATTCTGAAAAATGAGGGGAGGGAAAGACATGGAGAATATTGAAAAAATGGTGCAGGAGGCACTGGACAGCACGAAATCCGCACACAAGAGGATTGACCGCATGGAGAAGCGGCAGGACAACCTTGACGGATTGACGAAGGCGTTTTCGGTTCTGCAGAACGAGCAGGAGCATATCAAAACAGATGTCGGAGAAATCAAGGATGATGTGAAGCAGCTGGTCTCTAAGCCGGCGAAGCGTTGGGATGGACTGATTGATAAGGCTATCGCTGTGGTTGTCGGTGCGGCTATCGGGTTTCTGCTGAATGGTGGCGGTTTTTAATGAAAAAACGCAGACGAATTCGTTTTCCACCAAAGATAAATGATGATACCATGTCCAGCATTGTGATTTATTCGTTGGTATTCTGCGCAGGAATCACGATTGCGGGCATGGTATTAGGTGCATTTGACCATGATGTGAGTGCTGTGGTTGACAGTACGCATCGTGTATTTGGGACAGAACTAGGCATCTGCGGTCTGATGAAGCTGTACGATAAGGGCGTAGAGCAGGAGGAACGCAGGAAAAGAAAAATGACCGCAAAGCAAGCGGAATGGGAGTACAAGGAGGAATTGAGAGAAAATGAAAATGAATGAAGCGGCAAAAATCACAGTTCAAAATTTGCTGACAGTGAAATCCATCGTAACGATTATGCTTACGGTGGTTTTTTCTTATCTGGCAGTGGTGGGGCGCATCAGTGGAGAACAGTTTTTGACAATTTTCTCTGTGGTGGTGGCGTTCTACTTCGGGACGCAGTACCAGAAGGGGAAGGAAGGTGCAGAAAATGGGGAATAAAAAAAGACCGCGAGGGGCGGTCTTAATTCTTTTTAAACTCAAAAATTAAATGATAACCCATTGCATTTAAAATTTTCTGTGCATCTTCAAAACTGAAATTTTTCTTGTTAATAAGCTTTGTAAATCCTTGAGGTGTAATTCCTAAGCTTTCTGCAATTTGTCGCTGAGATATTTTTTCTTCCAGCATGAGTTTTCTAATCTCAAG